CTCTAATACCTCCAAATCAATTTCCATTGTTTCTAAATAATCGTACTGAGTTAGTTTTTTCCTATTAGAAACCATAGATTCAGTATCTGTAGTAATCTTGTTATCTAACGATTTAATCCAAGAATTTACTTTTTCTATACTTTTATCAATTAGATCAATATGAGCAATCTTATTGAAATGAGCAGCTACTTTTCCAGCAGTTTCTGTTAATAGATAGTGTTGTTTAAACTGGGTTTGTAAATTAACTGGTAAAAGATTTAACGCTGAAGAAACTTCTTGAGGTACATCAGTACCAAATGCTGTAAAATGAATTCCGGAAACATCATAATAATTTTCTTTCCCTTTTCCACGAGTAATAGTTGTAGTATCATTATGTATAGTTACTGCAGTTTCTCCACCCCAAGTACTGCGAAATCCTTCTCCTTCCGGTCGATTTTCCATTACCCATCTCATTGCTCCAACTACAGCGCTTTTTCCATTATCACTTTCTCCTATTATTATATTCACTCCAGGAACAAAATCCATAACAGTATGTTTATGGCTTTTAAAATTATCAATGACTAGTTGTTTAATCATTTTTTACTTGAGTTTTCGGATATTATTTCAATTGAAGGTGTAATCAAAGCGTCCAGCATTTTCTTACTCATTTCTCGCATATCTTCCAAATGCTTTTCGGTGGCAATAAGTTTTCCCTCAATAAGATTTTCATCTTTGGTTTTGATTCCACTCTTATTCATATATTCTATTATAGTGGTAAACAATAATTCTGTCATGCATATTGGTAGTTTCAAGAAGGGTTTAGCATTCAATTCTTCCTTATTTGGGATATCCTCTTCCGTTATATTCCCGTTCTCGTCAATTCTGTAGTTAGTAAATCCAGTTAATTTATCTTCAATGATCCAAATATTGGTAAATCTTGAAGCAAAATCTGGTTGAATAAGAACCCTAGGTGTTTTCATTTATTCTTGAATAGATTTTATTTGTTATGAAATTTAATGATTGAAGATGTTTTTCTGGCTATATGAAAAATAGATACAGCATCAGCAATTGCCTCATCAATGTATTTAGTGTGTGTCCACTTCACCCAGTACAGTTTATCAATAGCATCAATAGTTTCTTCTTTTCCTGCACTACGTTTTCCAAGTAAGTTAAGTTTAGAATCTCCTTCTGACCAAGTTTCGAATGCAATTTCTAAACAATCAGATATAGTTTGAGAAATTCCTAAAGTAATTCCCAACATAGTTGCTGCCACGGCACTTTGACTACCGTGTTGTATTTCGGATACTATTAATTGAACATTATATTTTTGAAGAAGAGCTATTAACTTAATATTAATTTCAGTAATTCTACGACATCTATCATCAGATTTTCGAATTCTTGATTTCTTTCCTTCTGGAACAGTTTTTATACATCCACAATCAATAATAGATCCATCCCAAGTAAGAATTACCCATCCCCAGGCAGTTATACTTGGATCCCATGCCATGACTGTTCCTTCTTTGAAAAAATCAGTGACCATAGTTTGTGTAATATTACGAATCATTTTACTTTTAGATATTTAATAAATGCCCAAAATCGACGTTTCTTTAGATACATAGAATTCCATTCATTTGTATTCGCCTCCTGTTCAAAACAAAGACTGGAATAAGCGTTTTTATTTCCACTTATCCATCTGATTAGAAATTCAATCCCATACCAAAAATAAAAAGGTATGATAAAAAGTTCTAATTGCTGCCTAATATGAATAGATTCATGAATGATGGTTTCTTTATAAGTTTGTATAGTTACTTTGTTAGCCCAGTTTCTATCTATAAAGATAAATGGAAATATTGTCATACCAACCACCTGCTTTGGGAAAAACCACCAAGTGCCTATTTTAATTGTTGGTTTCATCTTATTTTTGGAATTCTTATCTGATTAAATTTTGATTCAACTTCTTCCCAAAGATCAATCACCTCTTCTTTGAGTTGAGAAACTAATCCACGTTTTTCAACAAGGGCAATTGATTTTTCCAAAGAAACATTTAGATTTTCTCCACCTACAGTATATGTAGTAGTTGCAAGAGTATCTTTCAAGTATTGTAAATTCATTCGTATATCATCAATTCCATAATCAAATAATATACATACTGTAGCAGAATGATATGGTTTCCAAATGCTTGATTTAATAACATTAAATTCTGTCTTTACACCAATAATTCTTACAACTTCTTTCCCATTAATTATATGTTTTTCTGGAATTTTTTCTGGATTATCTCCTTGTAATCTAAGACTTGAATAGAACCCCATAGCCATACCACCAGGGGCACAATATTTAGGTCCCCAGGTATTCATTGTTTCACGAATTTGATTACTACAAACCATCAAATAATTTTCTTTTGTTATTATACGACAAGTCTTTCGTAACTGTTCACTAAATTCTTTAGGTCGTCGTCCACCCATCTTATCCCCTTCATCTTTAGACATTTCTAAATCTGTCGATAGAGCAGCTAAAGAATCAGCAAATATTCCATTTACTACTCCTTTCTTAGGATTCCATTCACGAACTTTTGAAAAGACTTCTGGCACTTTATCAGGTGTCCAATATTGTTTTGAATCAATCTTATGCCCAAACATCATAGCAAACTGATTATCTAATCTGGCTTCTGGATCATGATATTGGGTTTCTCCTCCTGCGTGTTGTATATTACCTCCTATTTCGAGTAATAAGGCTGTTTTACCACATGAATTTGGTCCGAATACCTCAACTAATATACCTCCCGGAAGTCCACCTCCACGTACTCTACCCCCTGATATGGCAAGATCTAAGAGAGTACTTCCTGTAGAAGTCATAGTTTTAAAATTTCCAAGTAATTCATTTTCTTTGTTTGGAATATTTTGTACCCGATCATGCATCTGTTCAATTAATATAGATGCTGTATTTTCTGAAGAAATGTTCCTTTTCATTAGATGAAATTAACGTAGGATGCCCGGGACTCGAACCCGAAATACTTGTATTCTTTTTCAAGAAATAGCGTCTGCCAATTTCGCCAGCATCCTAACTTTTTATAATAATTCAAATTTTTTCAATCTACAGAATCATTTTTACGGTTTTAATTCAATACATTTATCCCATAAATCGCAACGATCACATTCATCATACTGTTCACAATCAACTCCAAACTTGTGTTTGAATGGACATGATAAATCCGTTTCTGCTTGTTTTGCTGTTCGTGTTGAAGCCGTTCGTGTTGAAGCCATTCCGTTTGATTGTGCAGAAACAACAGGGGCCTGAGTAACTGAAATTGCTGCTTCCGTAGGCTTAATTCCAGTACCTTGACAGATAGGGCATACATTTCCACGTGATGTTTTTCCAGTACCTTCACAAGCAATACATAATTCATTGTTATTCGCCAATTCTGGTTTTGGTGTTGCCCTTTGTCTTCTCGTGGATGTTACTACTTCCGGTTCTGGTGTTGCCCTTTGTCTTCTCGTGGATGTTGCTACTTCCGGTTCTGGTTCTGGAATTCTTCTTGCTGTTCGCCCTACTTCAATGGCCGGTTCATTTGTTTCTATTTCTGGATCTAAATCAAAGAACATCTTTACAATTTCTTCATAAGAAGTTTCAATAAGAATTGAATCAAGAGAAGGCATGCTGTGTAAAATACTTTCCTCATACTGTTGAGTTCGTTTTACAAATGTAATCTTTCCAATTTCTGCAAATGGTTTACCAGTACCCATAGTTGCAGAATCCCATCTGCATTTTAAACTGCTACCTTCAAGTAAATCTGGAAAAATTTCAAGATTAGGATCATCTTTTAATTCTAAATTTAATTCATCTTGAAATAGATATTGAGAAATATCAAAAACATAGAACTTATCAACAGTGAATTTTGGATCATCCAATGGATTCACAATATATAAATTCCGTCTTGAAGCATTCATCGTCTGTAATTCTTTCTTATCTGCCCCGGCTTCTTGCCTTTTCTGCCTGTGTTCACAAATAGGGCATGGTTTTCCAAAACTTGTTGGGCAGACTATAGTTTCTGTGTTTGTTCCTTCACCTATACGGTGTGTTTTGAATGAACGTTTATACCAGATAGAATTAGGAATTGCAATTTCCTTCTGTATATTCCTATCCGGATGTTTTGGGTCTGTTACTATGTAAGGCATAAAGTCTATAGTTACAGTTGTCCCTGGTTCAGGAGAATACACCCCGACTCCTTTTGGAAGATTAAGATACCCATACTTTGCTCCAGATATTTGCCTTTCAGCATCTGAAGCAACTTTACCTAAAAAACTACTCTTTTGTACCATCTTTTTGAGATTTATTTGTTTTACGATGTTTAAATACTGTATCTATCCATGCCGTCATTTGTAAGACACTAAAAAAATATACAACAAATGGACTGGCAAAAATAAATAAAACTAGAATAACAATAGTAAGAAATATCATTTTATTCGATTTAGTTTATCGGATACCCCGGCATCAACAGATTCTTGAGTTTGTCTTTTAATCCATTCTTTAGAAAGATCTCTTGGTACTGAAGGTCCAGCAAAATATTGTTGTCCAAAAAGTTTTACCAGATTTTCTAATGATGTTTTTCTGTGTTCAACAGCAGTAACAGCACCTTTAATTGTTTCATACTCATATCGTCGTAAAAGAAACTGTTTATTCGCTTCTTGATATTCATCTTGTTGTAAAGTAGTGCCAAGTATTACAGCTTCCGTTATCTTTACATCTAATGAAATTCCATAATCTTTAGGGTTCAATCTGATTTTATAATCTAAATCAAATTTTACTAAATTTAGTTTTTCTTGTTCCAAATCCATATCTAAATGTGCTTTAGCACATAGTTTAGCATATTTGATCATCAATGATGATTGATTTAACCATTCAACATCAAGTGCTGATTCATCAATTTTCATATCCTCTTCGTAATTCATAACTTTTTTATTTTATTTTTTACAATTACATACTCTATAACAAGCATAAACTAATCCAGGAAATCCTGTATTATAAAATGGATCAATAAATGCTTCTAATGTTCCAGCAACAGTATCATTATTTTGTTTTAGTAGAATTGCTTGACAGTATCCAAGTACTGCTCTTCTAACACCTTCAGCATCTTCTTCTTTAGATTCTTTTAATCCAGATAGAATAGATCGAACTTCTTTCCAATCTACATTAGGTTTTGTTAATACTCGGCAAAGTTCAATTACTTGAGATTGTTTTTCTGCTGATTTCTTAGCAATTTCTAATTGTTGTTCTACAGGTACATGAAGTACTTGTTCAAGAATCTGTAAGGCGTTTCTACTTTGTCCTAAAGAATCTTGAATAATCTGATCATATACTATCTTATCTATTTCTTTTCCTTCGAATTTAACTACCTTTCGTAGTAATCCATACATTTGCGTTTCATTTAATGGATGAACTTCAAACGAACTGCATCTACCTTTAATTGTTGGTAGTAATTTCTGTGGATCGGTAGTACATAGAATGAAATAAACATGATCTGGAGTATCTTCTAATATCTTAAGCAATGCACTTTGAGCATCATTAGTCATCTTGTGACACTCATCAATCAGAAAAATTAAACAGTCCCCTTCCTGAGGTAAATAGTTTGCTCCTCTTCGTATATCTCGAACAGAATCAATTCCTCTGAAATCACCAGAATCAATTTCTTTAAAATCAGAACCTACACAATTTAACATAGA